CCTTTAACAGTGATTGACGATCTAAACGCAAAAGGCATCATGAGAGGCTTTGCGGTAGTGGATGAAAAGAAATTCAAAGAATTCCTAAACAGTCCGGACAATCGTTTTTTCAGAACTAGACCGGGGCGAGTATGAGCATTGCGACATTCTCTGAACTAAGCACAGCGGTTGCCAACTATTTGGCCCGTAGTGACTTGACCGATCAGATTCCCGACTTCATTCGGTTTGCAGAACTGAGGCTTCGCAGAGAACTCCGCATTCGGCAAATGCTCAAATCAGTTACCACCACTACGACAAGTGGGGATGGAACGGTAGAGATACCGTCAGACTTTCTTGAGGCTAGAGACTTCTATGTAACGGGGAACCCTCCGCAACCATTGACCTATCTGTCTCCATCGGTGTTCATTCGGAACACAGATTCTCATGTTCGCGGTAAACCGTTGAACTACACAATTTTGGCGACTGAGTTTCAGTTAGCCCCAATGCCGGACAACACATATACGGTTCAACTGCTGTATTACTCTGCTCCGACATTCCTATCAAGCGCAAACTCAAGTAATGCGTTTATGGCTAACTCTCCCGATGCTTTGCTTTATGCGGCATTGTTGGAAGCAGAACCATACATCATGAACGATGCACGAATTCANACATGGGCTACCATGTATCAAAGGGCAATCGACACATTGGTTAGATCGGATGAATCTGCTCAATACTCGGGTGTACCACTCGCAATGACTTTATCAAAGAGGTAAAAAATGGCTGCAATGTCCAACTATCTTGAGAATGCTTTAATCAATGAAGTACTTCGCGCAACTGGCTACACAGCACCTACAACTGTCTATGTTGCACTGTTTACGAGTGACCCTACAGATGCCGGTAGTGGTACTGAGTGCAGCGGTACGAGTTACGCTCGTCAGTCTGCTACTTTTGCTGCTCCCTCTAATGGTGCTTCTAGCACTAGCGCAGATATTAATTTCCCGCAAGCTGGTGGAGCATGGGGAACCATCACTCACTTCGGTATTTTTGACGCTCTTACTAGTGGGAATTTGTTGGTACATGGTGCTTTGACCACTTCCAAGACAATCGACACGGGCGATGTGTTCAAAATCGCTAGTGGCTCTCTGACTGTCACCTTTGCGTAATGGCAGATGTTTGTGGCCCTTTCACGCTTGAACAGCTAGACCTATTCGGGAGCATCGATAGTCTAGCCTTCTCGCTTGATTCAACCGTTTGGACTGATGCGAACACTTGCATCATTGAAGCGGCGGCATCCGCATCGGGTGCAGGGTCGGTCAACGCAAGCCCCGTAGCAGTATTGGCGGGTGCATCGTCTGTCAGTGGTGACGCACAAACGCAGATAACTTACATTCGTGTAAGAAACTCAAGTGCATCGGTAAACAGTACAGCGACTTCTTCTTCCGGCTCACAAGTCACCTATGTTTCGAGTGCTTCGATTACGGGGCTTGGAACGGTATCGGGTGACGGGATAAGGGTAAGGTTAGGCTCGGGTTCGATTAGTGGCATAGCGACCGTTCTAGCGGTTGGAAGCGGCATCTTCTCAAGTGGTGCATCGGTCTCCGGCTCTGCATCGATTGTTGGTGACGGGTTTAGGGTCAGACAAGGCGCGGCTAGTTTGTCCGGCGCGGGTACGGTATCGGCGACTCCTATCAGAATCAGAACCTCTAGCGGGTCGATCAATGGGGCTGCTACGGTCTCGGCTCTCGGTGGGTTGGTCTCAAGTGCTGCGGGTATTCTGAACGGGATAGCGACCGTTTCTGCTGTGCCAACAGCGACATTTCAAGCGCAGATGAGTGTTAGTGGAACGGTGACGATTTCTTGCATTGGCATCCGATTGGGTGACAATTGGTCAAATGTCGCGGCTGACTCAAACACATGGACAGATGTTAGTGTTGGTGGGAACACATGGACAACCGTAACCGCTGACGCGAATACATGGACAGATGTGGGAACATCGGGAAATACATGGACAGACACCGCAACGAATTCAAATGAATGGTTAAGGAATGGATGATGCCTACTCAAAGAATCGCATTAGGTGAATGGCTCCCCGATCAACCGGGGCTAACGGGGGCATTGACGGTTGCAAAGAACTGTTATCCGGTAACTGCGGGATATGGGGCATTTCCGGCAGAGGCCAATTTCTCGGCTGCGGCTGCGGAGGATTTGACCTCATTGGTATACGCCAAAGACGAAAACGGCACGACCAAACTGTTTGCTGCTGGCCTACACAAGATTTATTCTGTGGACTCTGTTGGGGCTTTGACGGGTGTTTTTAGCTTCACGGGCACTTATTCCCAAAGCGGCACGACCACTCTAACGGTGACTTCCATTGCTCACAAGCTGAAAACGGGTGATTCGTACTATCTAAACTTCACAAGCGGCACAGCGACAGACGGTCAATTCACCGTGACTAAGCTAACTGCGGACACATTCACTGTAACGACCACATCTGCGACCACTTCGGGCAATGTGACCATTTCGCGGGTGGCAGACGGGTACGACACACAAGAGGGCCAACGGTTTCGCTTTACCCTTTTTGGGAATCAGATCATTGGGACAAACTTCACTGAGAGGCTGCAAGTCTATTCAGCGGATGGAAGTTCATCGTTCAAGAATCTGTCAGACAGTGCGCCTATCGCTAAGTTCATCACTGTGGTGCGGGACTTTGTGGTTTGCGCCCATCTCGATGAGAGTGGCACGACTCGCCCATATCGGGTGCGGTGGTCAGCAATCAATGATGAGACCGATTGGGTTGAGAATGTAAACACTCAATCTGATTATCAAGACATTCCCGATGGTGGACACATCACGGGCATTCGCGGTGGCGAGTTCGGGATTATTCTGATGGAGAAATCAATCTCCCGCATGAGTTACGCCGGAACACCGTTCATCTTCCAATTCGACAACATATCACGGGGCAAGGGCTGTATTGCTGCGGGTTCGGTGTGTCAGTATCAAGGGCTAACTTTCTTTTTGTCAGACGATGGGTTCTATGTCTGCGATGGGCAGAAAGTCACTCCTATCGGGGCAGAGAAGGTAGACCGCTTCTTCTTCAATGATGCGAATTTGGACTTCACCACAATGTCAGCGGCGGCAGACCCAATTCGCAAGATGATTATGTGGAACTACCTATCCATTGACGGCACAAGAAAGATGATCGTGTACAACTTCACGATTGGCAAATGGTCGTACATGGAGACTACAGCGGACTACATTTCAGACGCTTCAACCGCATCTGTCACGCTTGAACAATTGGATTCTGTGAATGCCTCAATTGATGCTTTGGCGGTAAGCATGGACTCGGGTCTTTATGCCGGTGGAAAGTATTTCCTCGGTGGGACAGATGGGACACGGGTTATCACCTTCACCGGAGCAAACAAATCAGCAGTTCTTGAAACTGGCGACATTGACGCGGGACGCTCGATAGTGATGCTGGCCCGTCCTTTGGTGGATAACGGCTCTGCGAGTGTTTCTGTGGCCTCTCGGACGCTTCTAACGCAAAGTCTGTCGTTTAGCAATGCGGCTGCGGCTGACACTGATAACCGTGTATCTCTGAGAAGTTCGGGCAAGTACCATCGTTTGCGGATGCAACCAACTGGCGACAATTGGCAGACCGCGATGGGTTTGGACATTGATGTTGTCCAGCAAGGCATACGCTGATGTTTAGGATTCTCCCGTTCTTTGGTGGTGATCCGCGCACAGTCGCGGAAATCGTCAATGGCATCATGAACGGCAAGACCAATAATGTCGGGGTTATCACGCTTGCAACCGGTGGGGCGACCACTACGACTATCACTGATAGACGCATCGGGCCGGACAGTATCCTATTGTTGACACCGGTAACAGCGGCGGCTAATGCGGATGCTGTGCCTTATGGGGCATTTCAAGACAATACAGATCAGACGATTGCAAGCACGACAACCGCTTATCCAATGACCTTTGACACGACAGATTACACCAACGGGGTGACTGTTGTAACGAGTGGCGGTAAGGCATCACGCTTGACTGTGGCGAATGCGGGGATGTATAACCTTCAATGGTCGGGACAATTCAACAATACTGATAGTCAAATTCATGACGCATCGGTGTGGCTTAGAAAGAATGGAACCGACATAGCGGGTTCAACGGGTGAGATTTCTGTACCTAACTCGCATGGCGGTGTGGATGGGCATACGCTTGTGGGGTGGAATTACTTTGTAGATATGGCGGCAAACGACTACATTGAACTCATGTGGTCGGCAACAAACACGGCGGTATCTTTGCAGCATTTGCCTACTAAAACCTCTCCCACAAGACCATCAACAGCGTCTTTAATTGCTACATTAAGCTATGTCAACACAGCAACCATTGCAAATGTGTATGTGAGTGCAAGGGGCAAGGGAACCGCAACGCTGACACATTTTGCAAACTCAACCGCTGACAAAACATTTGGATATGTGATTGTTGGCTGATACAATGACTCTAGTGGATGACCCCGCCGGAGTCCTTTTAATGAAAGGATAAGTCATGGCAACTTCAATGTCTACCTCTACGACCACAACGGCAGTAGACCCAAATATTCAACCGTATCTCACTTTTGGTCTGTCTGAGGCACGAAAGCAGTACGAAGGTGGTGGGCCAAAGTTCTACCCCGGTCAAGGGTATGTAGGCCCATCCACTGCCACACAAACCGCACTG